TAAAGGCTGGTCTCCCCACCCGAAGGATTTCAGACCAAACCTAGAAGGATTTGTAGCGTAGCTAACGGGCTCCTTGCTCTTCGCCCACAAAGAATGTCCACTTGCCGGACACAGTGATTATGAGTTACCCAAGTAGGGTTCCCTACACCCCAAGGACTGGTCCCCTCAAACCAGCACAAGGTTCACTCAATCACTGTTCCAACCCATCCTACCATTTTACACAACAGTTACCTCTAACAGATGGACTGCACGCGCATCATGCTTCGTTGTGGCCAGCAACTATCATCATGGCAGTGCAGCAATAAGGACTCACAATCTAACGACTTAAGCAAGCAACATGGGTAATGCTTTGGGACCAATCTTAAACATGGCTGAACCGAGATCACTGAGACCTTTGCGGACCATGTGGCGGGCAAACACGCCTAAGTCGGCAGTGACGCCCTTACCCAGCGACTTAATCTCATCCAGTATGTTATGGTGCCAGTGGGGATCATGATCCTGCAAGGCACGAAGCACGACATTGTGTCCAACGGGATTAGACGTGGAAGCATTAAGCGGTATGCCGACAGTGTTCTTCAATGTGTATTCCACAACATATGAAATACGCACTGGAATAGCCTTGGCAGCCACAACATTTCTCCAAGCGATGAACACAATGTTGGACTCGTCATTAAAAGCAGAGTTATAGGTCTCATATACATGATCCATACCACTAGGGAACCATCGACTAGTTACGGTCTTCTTAGTCAGTGGTCCATACGCTTTTGCAACATCAAACAAATGATCAACAGTAGTGGCACCAGTAACAAAGTTAATATTGGATCCAATTCCTGCACAAACCTCACCTGTCATTTCAGACCAGGAAAAAGAGGATGGAATCAATTCCAACTTTGCTGCGATACCACGAGTTCTTGCTGCATTCGCTGCCAAAAACGTAGCACCTGGAAAACCAGCATTGGTCACAGAAAAAGTGATGGCAGTGTTAGAGGTAGTGGTGGAGACAATAAACCCATTTCCTGTGCGAGGACTAAACACGCAATAACCACAAGTATGTCCAGTGGTAGTATTGGATGTTACGGTAGAGGTGAACCGCTGAATATTTCCCAGCTCACCATCATAAACCCCATCCAATAGCATCTTGCCATTGTCTGGATCAGACAATAACTGTGCATACTGTGTCTGTCTACTCAACTCACCGGATGGCAGAGTGACTCCACGAGGAACCACGCGCCTGGGCTGCCTTCTACGCCTACTAGCTCGTTGTTGCAACTTTCGCTTAGCCATTTTAATTCTTAAACAACAAATAATTTAAACCTTCGTGAACACTTAAGGGATAGTGGTCGTACTGTACGCTCGGTTGATAATTTAGCATTATCTGTGGTGGGTCAATCAGCGCTTTAGGAACTCGTAAAGCATGGAAATAGCGCTCAATTGCAATCTGTTCACTGGGACTGATGTCAAAAGCCTTGTAAAAACTCAACCGCGCGGCATCAGAAGTACGCTTTGTGCCGGTAATACACCCCCGGGAGTTCCAATAAGTTCCACTATTTCTCAGTACCACTGCTTTCTCGGCGATGGTGTTAGCCATATGTAAATAGAAAGCAGGAAATATGGGAAGCCCTTTTGACCAGGCTAAGCCACATTCCCCCGTGGCCTTAATGATAGGCGCCACCTCCTTTGGTGTTCGACCAACATGCACAGTGTCCGTAAACAGGGCCTTGTGCACATTGCGACACATGGTGTAACGCTCTCCATTAAAGACAGGGTGACACTGACAGAACTCAATCTGTTCCAACTCATAACAAGGCTTCTCAACTTTCATACTAAATCCCTTCCCAGTGAACCAGGCCTCCAAACCATCCATAAAGGTCTCTAAGTCCTCCGACTCCAAAAACACTACACAATCATCACCATCATTGATCAGCTTCCCACTTAAGGCCTTCTCCTGGAGATATGACCACACTAGACCTGTCATGATCAAACAGTTTCCCAGTGCGGTATTCATATCTCCAGACATCCTTGCCCCATGCTTCTCATAGTCTAACCTCTTACCCTCAAGAAATGCTGTACCTCTGTTCAACAGCTGTTTGGACAAAAGCCATTTTAAATAACGCTGTCTCCCAGCATAGCATCCTTTGTAAATGGAGTGCTCCCACTCCAGGGCATCAACTGATACGTGCTGATCAAACCTGGAAGCATCCAATCCTACAGCAACTGGGTTTCGAAAAGATTCCCATTTCTGCTGGATGAGCTCCCCCCTTTGATTGAAATTGAGACCTTTAGCTATGGTGGTTTCCCCCCACACACGAGCCACTGCCTTGTACAGTTTGTGCTCTATTGGTTTGATGTACCTGCCTAGCTCTAAACAGTATTCAGGAGACCGTGGGGAGATCAACCTTGGTGCAGGATCGATCTTACTCCAAGCGCAGACTTTCTCATCTTTGATGAAGATCTGGATATTGCAGTCGCGCTCACAAAGCTCATTATCAACAAGACGCTTCGCCGCCGCCTCATACCTCTTACGTTTCGCCCCATCATACAGCGCAACGAATTCATCGCGTGAGATGGGATGGGTGTATCGAGGCATCTTCTTGAGGACCTTCTTGCCATACTGAGCAATGACACCAGTGGAATATGCACCTGCAACTGGGCGGGGGGGTTCAGCAAATCCACCATCAGCGGTGGGAACCATCATTAGCCTCTCCCCCAACCCTCTCAACAGGTTATCCACAGAGTTATTGTGGGTGAAACACACCCCACGAGCAGGGTACACATTGTCCATTAGGACAGTGCGCTCCTGAACCTTGCCCTTGTCTGTCTTTACATCAGTGATCCGTACATTAGGTGGCATAAATCTAGGGCAACTGTTGTAACCACCAACACTGACGAGACGCCCCTATCGCATGACACTTAGCGCCTTCTTCTCATTATAATATTCCATCCTAGCAAACTTGCGTTGCTTCTTCTTGCTCATTACTGACAAATGCTCATTCGTCGGCTCAAAGCACAACTCAAGAGTATCAGCCATGAACAAGTCAATGTGGTGGTATGGAATGCCCAATTGTTTCCACTCACTCAACAACCAACGATGGACGGCAGCCCTATTAATTGTAGTGTCTTCGCATTGGTTAGCAAAGAGGAATCTCCCTTTGACTGCTCTAGCCCACTTGGCACAAAACCGGTTGTGGGTGCGGCGCTTGAACAGTTGGGTCTCATTTAACCCAGAAGAGGGAGCATTACCTCGTCGCTCCTCAATGGAGGAAATATTAGGTTTAGTGTCAAGAGGTGTTCGGAAGATGTCAGGGCTGTTCAGTGCCTCCAGATCGGCAATACATGCATCCCTCACAGAACGCCTCCAGCTCAGATAGGAGAGGACTATCCGGCCGGCTAGTACAAGGAACTCAGCTACCAGAGCTATGACAGCAGCTGCGACAATTATATCCATATTGTACTTTAAAAGGGGTTGAAGTTTTACGATGCCTTCAGATCGGGCGGTACGCCGCCAGCGCAATAAATTCAGGTAGCACCGGGTCCTCGTCCCACGCTAGTAACGAGTAGCCATGACCCTTACCAGTATCAAATGTGCGGTTTACCATTCAGTCTAAGACCTAGATAT